GGAGGAAGGGGTCGATCTTCTCGACCTCTCCACTCTTGAGGCGCTCGAGCATCACGGCATTACGCGTTGCCGACTGGATCAGTAGTTCCGCCGTTGCCATCGTCGTCGTCCAAGTTCAGGCCAGAGGTGCTACTGGCAAGCTCTTCGCGGATCTCGTCGTCCGTCTTCTCGGCATCGATCAGCCCGTACCGGCGCAGCTGAGCCCACAGGTCGGCATCAGTGATCGCGCCGGCCTGCCAGGACTTGACCAGTTCGGCCAGGGTCTGAGGATCAAGGCGGGCTTCGATGAAGTCCTGATTGAGCGCATACACACACTCGCCAGTTGCGCCCATGAACTCCGCAGCGCACTGCAGCGCCTTGGTGTAGGCCTCACTTACGTTGGACGCGACTAGGGACAGCACCGAATGCTCTGCGGCGTTATCCGATGCGGCCTCAGTGGCGGTCTTCGTGGCGCTGCCCTTCTCAACCAGGCGAGCACCAAGGGCGACCATCTGGCGCTCTTTGGCGTCCATCGCCTCCTTGGCGAGGATGTTCGGCTGAGCCTGCAGGATGCCAGCCGTTCCACCTTGCGGCAGCGGCATGATTGCCCGAGAGCCGAAGTAGATGCCCTTCTCTTCGAGCATCTTGACCCAATGGTCGTCTAGCCCAGCCATGTAGACCTGGGGCTGACCGACCAGATAGACCGAGTCCTCGTAGTCCGCGCTGTTGCGGTAGTGGCCGATGTTGATCTCGGCCAGGTCGTACAGCGGAGACTCATCGATCGACGTGTCGTTGTTCTGCGCGCCGACAAAGAAAGCGGTGATCTCATCCCACGGCGCACCATTACTGCGGCGCGGGTTGTAGGTCTCTGCGATCTCGAATGCGCCCTCTCCGGCCGCCTGACGCCACACGTCGACGGTGTAGACGCCATCGCGCAGGCTCAGCACCCGGTATTGCGGGTAGCTCTTGACGCCGAATCCGTCCTCTACCTCGTGCGTCTCGCGCAGCACGGCCAGCGACAGGAGGTGACGTGCGCCAACCTTCGTAGTACGCCAGTTGATCACCGCCTCGGCTGGGTATGCCGTGATGGTTGCTCGTGCCTTGCCGCTCTGCATGTCGGCCCGGCTGGCAGATTCCACTGCAGGGAAGTCGACGAGGATCAGCGCCCGACCAGTCTCCAGCACATCAGCCAGAACCGTCTGCGACTGCTGGTAGACGCTGATACCGGCGCCATTGGCATCGGTGGCCATGTAGTCGAGCAGGGCCGGCACAGTGAGCGTCGGAACCACGCGGAACACGGCACCGACCAGGCCGTCACGAGTCCGCCCGGTGGCGTTGTAGAACACAGCGCGGGCCAGATAGCTCTCGTACCGCTCGGCGTTCTCCTTGCTCGTGTCGTGCTTGTTCGGCTTCGGCAGGTAGCGCTGTTCGGCTGCCTTGACCGCCTCGGAGCCCTTGCAAACGTCGCGCACCAGGCGCCAACGGGCTTGCGCTGCCTCGTATTCAGGGCGCATGTATGTGACGTCGGCCATTATCGGGCGAATCCCATGTTGATTGAGGTTGCGGGCTTGATGATTGGATAGTCGCGATGAATGAAGTAACCGGCCGCGTCGTTCGCGTGGTCATTCCCCTGCGACTTGTCAGGCTCGCCGTTGGCCGCCCACACCTGCTGCTCAAGGCCGTCGGCGTAGGTGGGACAGGTGAAGGGGTTTACCAAGTAGCGGCGCTCGCCTTGCGCATTGCAGAACATGGCATTCATGGCGTTGATCCGGTCCTTGACAGGCGGGTTTGCTGCCGGAGCGATCACCGCGAAACCGGCCTGCTTGAGCAAGGCGAGGTCTGTAGTGCTCGCATTGACCGACTTGCGCGAGTCTCCCGAGGCGTCCGGATATATCCTGATTTCGCAGGTCTTTACGAAGTCGTTGCCATCGTGTCGCCAGTACCGTTCCTTGATGCGCTTGATCATGTCGGGCGTGTCGTAACCGTCCGTCAGCTCATCGACCGCCCGAGGCAGGCCGTCGCGTTTGACGTGCGTTATTGCCGCCATCTTTCCGACGTTGAAGTCCATGCCGATAAACAGGGGCTCGCCCGCTTGCACGGTGTCAAAACAGCTGTTCAGCTTGCGGTCGTAGGCGTGGTAGATCGACCCGGAAGTCAGGTTGACGAACTGGCCATTCAGGTACGCCCGGATAAGCTGCTCGGGATATGACTCCATCAGTGATGGGATGTAGTCGTCCGGCAAGTTCAGTTCGTTGTCGAACGTGCTGGCCTGGATCATGCCGTACATGGCAGCCGCTGCCGGCTTTTCTCGCGCCTGCTTGACGAACTGCTGGTAAACGAACTTGAAGCCTTCCGGCGTCGTTGTTACGTCAACTCCGTTGCGCAGCCCTTCGGCGTTGTAGCGCATACGAGCAATGATCTTGCGCCAAGCCTGCTGAGCCTTGACCGCCGAAAGAACGTCGAGCTCGTCGACCAAGGCATGACCGATCTTGAAGCCGACAATCGTCTGGGGCTTCTCCATCGACCGGCAGATGACCGTCCCGCGATACTGGCGCCCGCTGTAGACGTGCACTTCATGGTTCGACTGATTAATGTCAGTCCGAAGCCCCCAATCCGCAGCAACCTCCTCCACGGTCGGATAGAAGATGTCGCGGATCTGGCTGTATGTCGGAGCGAAGTACCCGGCGTTTATGCGGGGCCACTCCCAGAAGTGTTTGCCAAGCGCAGAGCAACCTACCCACGTCTTACCAGAGCCAAACCCTGCTACGAATGCACGAAACTTGTTCGGCAGCGCCAGGAATCTGGATTGCGGGACGTTAAGGCTCGGCATCTGGACGCCTCGCGTCGGTCACTACGACCTCAATACGCTGCGGCAGTGGGCCTTCGTCGTCGGGGTCGAGCTTCTTGATCAGGTCGGCGCGCTTGGCTTCAAGGTCACCGATCCGACCGAGTAGTCGGTTAATGATGTCTTCGTAGCCGCGGCGACGTCGCTGGATCGTTGTCGATGGCTGGCCAGGCTCCTTCGGCTCCTGCCCCTCATCTACCGGATCAGTGCCGCGGACACTGATGCTCTCAAGGTCAAGGTCCAGGCCATCGCCTGCTTCAGCCTTTGCCTGGGCAATCAGTGCGCGACGGAGCTGCAGCTTGGCGATCTTGATGTCATCGTCGAGCGACCCGACGCTGATCTCATCCCACATGCCCTGCTCATCACTGGTCAGGGTGTCAGAGTAAATTCCGTGCTTTCGGGCGTTCTGGTTGCCCTTGTGTGTCTCAGTGGCCTTGCCACCGTGCATCCGGCAGCGGCCATTGGGCATTGCCTGCGCCTGGCAAGGCTGGCCACTGCGGGTTTTGGCTCCGCAATGCGCCATATCTACCTCGCAGGGATTGCATGGGGTGTTTCTCGCTAAGGGGCCACCAATTGCATCCACTCCTCCACGATCCGCTGCAACACGGGCTCGGTCAGGATGCTGGATGGCTGCTTTCCGGCTATTACGTCGCGAAGGAGGCTGTGCGGTATCTGGTGCACTGCGTCAGACGCATCGATGATGACGTGCGGCTGCCTGTCGGTTAGATCGACGACGTTTTGCATGGGCGCGCTCTCGGGTTACTGCCTTCCACGCCTCCATCCCCACCATCAGGCATAAGCATGCTATGAGGTAGAGGATGATCAGGATGGCGAGGGGGCGTTTCATGCGATGGCCTGTTTCACCTTGAACATGAACATCGGTTCGGTATCGCGCCCATGCACGAGCGGCCAAAGCAGGCCTTCGATCACGCTGAACGCCATGATCAGAAAGTCGAGTGGCGCCCACTTGGCGAACACCAGAGGCGCCTCGGAATCGATGTCACCCATCCACAGCGGAATGCCGTAGTAGCTGCCATGGTGCGAGCAGCCAAATGCCTTGGCGGCTTTCTCTGTCACGTATCCCAGCATCATGCGCTCGCCTTCTTCTCGCCCCAGCGGATAGCCAGGTCACGGAGCTTTTCGGTACCTAGGAAGCCAACCGATCCACCGACGAACGTAGCCATGCTCTGCGGCAGGCCGAAGTACTCGAGCAGCGGGACGAGGGTCAGCGTGGCAAATCCACACAGCGCGCCCTCAAGGATCATCTGCCGCTTCGTGCCGCCTCCATACACCACGCGCAGTACAGCGATGGTCACGGACAGGGCGAATGCATACAGGCTCGGGGCGATGGTCTGCAGCCATGCAAGAGCCGCAGCCCACGTTTCAGGACGGTCGGGCATCTTCATATCTCGGTTATCCCGCATGGGGCAGTTGGTTAAGTCCGGCCTCACATGCGCGTGCGATCCGCCTATGAGCAAGGAGGCAGGCATGGGGCCGGAAATCAAGAACCGCTGCGTACCAATGGAAGAGGCAGCGGCCATCTGTAAAGCCCGATTCCCCGCACGTCTACGGGGCGATACCTGTACTCAGGTCGCGCAGTGTGCTGCGTGTGGCGCGTAGCCGATCGCAAGCAGGCCGGGGATTAGATGCGCTGTATTGGATGACGCGAGTATTAGCAGCGCTTGCCGTCGCACGGCGTGGTGTTTGATGGGCGCAGGATGGCGAGGCCTTCGTCAGCCAGGTTCCGCCCGAAACGAAAAAGCCCCGACCGAAGTCAGGGCTCTCGAAGTTGTCCAAGGGGACTCTCCCCCTTGAGGCCACACCACTTTCTACTCACGCTGATCAGGCGCTTTCGCAGCAGGTGTCGCTGCTTGCCGCGCCCGTAACGACATTGGACCGGGCCGATTCGCGGCTCTCGACCATCTCAACGCGTGAAATGACCAAGATAGGCATAGGATGGCTCATTGGCTCACTGGATGCAATAGGGCATTGCGGGATTTTTCATGTTTTTGCCGGCACGCCCTAAATTCTTCTCTATCCTTGGCAGATTCCGTCTCATAACAGGCCGGGCAGTAGCGGCATCCGTATACCGCGCAAGGCCCACCGCAGGCCTCGCACGTTCCGTTTGCGTGGTTTGGGTTGCCGGGATGCTTCACGCCGCCTCCCCTAGGATCAGCCCCTCGCGAGCCAGGATCTCGTGCGCCTCGACAAGCGCCTGATCCACCTGGCGCTCCAGGTCGCGACGAATGTCCCGGCGCCACCGCTCCAGTGTCTTCTGCGGGCGGCCATCAGTGTCCCAGTTGTTGATGTCGTACCAGCCTGCAGCCATCACGACAGTTGAACGCTTCCCTTCCACGCCTGGCAGCTTCGGGAATGCCCATGTGGCCACGGCACACTGAACGAACCGCTCCGGTGCCGGCGACTTCACAGCTCCGGCCAGCGCCATCATGGCATCGTGCTTACGCTCCAGATGGGTGCTGTACTTGGCAACGAGAGCCAGCCACAGGCCGACCGGCAGCGCCTTGTGCAGACGCCCATGGACCCAACAGTCAGTCAGGAAGGCCTCTTCCTTGCCGCAGATGGCGCCCGGCACGCGAGCAGCCTGCACCTTCGGTTGAAAGTCACAGCCACCCGCCGAGTTGATCACTTCGCTCGCCAGGGCGCGCACTACTGCGGAAACCACGTTCTGATAGATCATGCTGCTGCTCCCCGTGCTGCTGCCG